TCTTCTTTACTTGCTTCGAACACCTCAAGCATTGCAAGAAGTCTTTCGATACCACTTGAGAATGTTGATGCGTCCATTTTTGTAGAGATGGCCTTTGCGTCTAATCCTTTTGAGGTTAAGAAAAGAGCAACTAAAGTCTCAAGGAATTGAATTGATCCTGCGATGTCAGCACTTGGTGAAGCATAACCAAACTCAGGTTTTACATTTGGATTGTTTGGATCTGTTGGAAGTCTTAGTAATACGTTAGGGCCTATTGTTAGTTCTTCAGGCATTACGTTAGGAGGTGCGATCAAATATCCAACTGCCCACCCTTGCATTTTAACTACGTTGTAGAGGTCTGATAAAGCTCCACAGAATTGAATTGCAAAGTCTGTTAATGAACGACCACCACGAATGAAAAACTCCATGTCTTTATTCTCTGCAACGTCAACAAATGGCAAACGATCAATCTGATTTGGTAAGATTTGAGATGTGATTTCACCCTTACCATTCATGATGAAATTGTAATCACGAGTCCAGACTAGAAACTTCTTATTAGCCATTCTCCAATCATCTTGGTCGGCGATGTTTTGATTTGCTCCGTCGGTTCCTTTATCTGAAGGTCTAAAGAAAAACGAGCGGTCAAAAGTGTTCACAATATAAGCATCTGCTATTTCTGGATCTTCTTCGTTAGGGATTACGTCGTATTGATGAGGCAATAAACAACGAAGCTTTAGCTTGCCATTAACAGGCAATAACCAAAGAGCTGTTTGCTGTTGAAGTTTGAAATAGCTATTTGCATGACCAAGCTTTTGATCAAAGCCAAGATCTTTGTAGAGCTTTTGAATCTCTTCAACTTGCTCAGAATCAAGTGCTGTGAATTCACGCTCTGGACATTCAGAATAAAGTGTAGCTTGCTTCTCAACAATACGCTTTGAAACATTGATTGAATCAACAACTGGCATTTGATCAACAGTCGTTTTAGAGAATTGTGAGCGAAGATATTCAAGAACGTATTGACGTGATCTTTCATGATAAACTTCGAACTGTTTAAACGATTCATACTTACGTTCTTTATTCTCCCATGAAGAAATCTCTTGCAATATTTTCTTGCGATATTCAATGGTTAGCATTTTTTGTGAAACTTGTTCTTTAACTTCTAAATCCATTTAGATCCCCTCTATTTTAAAACACTCGCCCTCATAGTATTCGTTAAGTTCTTACGATAGACAATACAATAACCCACCGCGGTAGTAACGTGCTGATATTCTGGGCTATCATCTTCTTGATAATTGGCTCCTTTTTTAAGAGCTGTGAGCCGCATTCCCTTATCGAGCATAGTACATTTCTTATATACAAAAAACTTAATTTCACCAGCTTCATTTAAGCAAGCAGCATTGACATGATTGTGTCTTGTTCTCACTGGTGGATTTGCATTTGGAACGAAGAAAACCCACTTGCAGAAGTAGTTGAGTCGATTTCTTGCGTTCGATAGATAGCGTTTAATGATGTCGTAATCTGTGAATAGATTTCTCGTGTCTCTTGAGTCACCAGTCGCATCGCCATAAATTTCATACATAGTGTTGTACTTAAAGTGACCACGAGCGTCTAACTCATCCATTATGTCAGCAGTCCTTGCACCATGAATGATCACTTCATCATAGAAATGAAACGTGTGATTCTCTCTATGGTATTGGCCGACAGCACACGACATTGGCTTTCCATGGCCGATGTTAAAGTCAAAACAAAGCATGATGGGAAGGTCTTCTCTGACTTCATAATCAACGTTCTTAAAGTTTCTCTCGGTCTTGTATTGATGATAAATAATGTCTTGGTCGATCTCTATCCACTCACCATAAAGCATTCGTCTTGCAAGCTTTGGATCCAAGTCTTGTTTAAGTTGCTCGATATACCATTTAGGCAAGAAAGGGTTTTGGTCAGTGATCGAATAATAAACATGACGAGTCGGGAATTTTAAAGGATCTTTTATCTTTGGTTCAATGAAGTATTGATACGCCCAATGAGAAGGTCCTGCCGGATTTGTAGCACAGATAATGTTGTTTGTTTTAATATGTGGTAAACGGCCAACACGCATCTTTATTTCATTGTATATGTCTTGATCTTCATTCTCTGTAAGCTCCTCAATACAGGCCATTGACAGCTCTAAGGAGCGAACCTTCATGAAGTTACCATCCCCCCATGATTTACCGATGATCTCTGAGCCATTAATAAGAAACACAACGCGGCACGTTCTAAAATCAATCTTGTAATGAACACCTTCGATTAAATTCTCATCAAGCAAATGCTCTACAATCTTTGTGAATAAAGTATCTCTGAGATCGGGAAGGTTCTCTCGACCTATCAAAGCTCTTGCACCTGCATTCTCAAGACAATGTCTTACGACAAGATGCGCCATGAGCAAAGACTTTGATGAATTATGATGTACTAACCCATTAGAAATATAGTTCTTTGTCTTTGGCATTTGAATGTCAAAATACCAATCTTCATGAGAGTTCTTTTCTATTGACTCAATGGTAGTGTTGGTTATATGTGACTCACATGAAAAGACAACAGAAAGAACCCTACAAAACTTGGAAACAAAATATAAAAGCAATTGCGGATGGGAATCTTTACTCGTCAGAAATTGCAAAAGCCGTTGGTTGCCCTCAAGCGTATGTGCTAAAAGTTTTAAGTCGTGATTCTTCAATACCTCGTCAAAGGCCAAATGCGCCTCGAGGGCCGATAAATTCAGCTTGGACAGGCGGAAGAATTGTTCAAAAATGTGGACGTGTTTTAGTTCCATCGCCAGAAGCTCACCCATACAAGCGTGCTTATGGTAAACATAAAATTGGTCGGATTTTAGAGCATCGTTTAGTAATGGAAAAGCATTTAGGACGATATTTAGATCCGCTTGAAGTTGTGGACCATATTGACGAATGTGTTTTACACAATGATATAAAAAACCTTCGACTTTTTTCCAGCAATCAAGAACATTTGCGAGCGACGATTTCTGGTCGTAAAAAGGATATTTCAACTCAAGGCCGAATAGTTCTTCGCTCAACTCACCTTGAGCGTAAATCTCTTGAACGGATTTGTACACATTCTGAGATGTTAAAATCAGGTGATTACCGCTTGCTTCAAATTCTCCATGCTTGGTTATTACTCGATAAAGATAGTCCTTACCTTTTGGGAACGATCCGCTACCTTGAGAAAAGCAAAATTGATTATTTGAATGATCAAGACCTAAAACGTAGTGTTGTCGAGTTATGTCAGAAATGGGGACTTTACCAGAAGCTGTCTCGATTAGAACATCTTCTTTAAGGCATCCGACCGAACCACTGAGCATCATTTCATGAACGCCGAGTGAGTAGTCATTGTGTGAGTAGATGTCATCAACGACCTTGTCCTGCATGGGAATATATGAAGGGTCGAATTCTGAGAAAGTCGGGGTGCTATTCTTCATTTAATTTTTTTCGCTGCGATAATGGGACGTAGTTTAAAGGGATTTGTTTGAGGTCTTTTGTCTGCTCGGCGTTTTGCTGATCTTGGCCGCAATAGTTTCTACCCCAGTGAATCATCATGGCTTGTGAGCCGTTTCTAATGGCCTTGAATTGTTGCATCATAACCTCGGATTTTGTGAGTGAAAACATATAGTTTTTATACTCATAGAACGTATAGTTAAAGTGATGCTTGAAGAACTGATCGATACGATATGAAGTCGTGCGAAAATGCATCGCTAGAAAATCCTTTGTAACTGTAGGATTGTAGCGAAGCTGGGTTTCGATAAACTTTACATCAATGTCATCAAAATTTTCTGACTCTTGACCATCCCCTCTGGGGTCGTAATCTATTGTCACAGACAAATGACTACTCTTTTTTTCATCAGTCATGCGATCAGGCTAATTGACAAACTTTTTTAAGTCTACGATTAATGTTATCCGATAAATAATAAGGTTTTAAACGATTAAATTCATGTCTAACATTAAGTTTAGAAATGGGGTGCTTTATGAAATATTCTACTACCTTTGTTTGTTGTGGTGACTTAATGGAATTCGCTGACTATATCAACTCGCAAGAGTGGACTTCAAATTCTGAGTGGCACGGCAAGACGGCTTTTCGTGATGGGAATATGTTATATGTTTACATTAACCATTGTGAGAAATTAAAGGGTGTTAATAATCCAGGTCTAATATTCTATGGCAACTTTATGAATCACGACTTTGAAACAATATTCTTTGAATACAGAATCAGATCAAACTATCAAGGCACAATAGAGGACTTTTTACATGACAAAAGACGAAGCCAAAAAACTAGGTTTTAAACAATACAAGGACACCAGATATTACGTTAATGCAGAAGGGATTGTTGTGTCATTTGCCAACACTCAGGCAGATCGATTTGCCAGTTCTTCGAGCAGTAAGATTCTTACACGACAAAAGAATGGTTATGGTGTTCC